TATGCCACCCAGCCCGAACGAAAGCGTCGCGCAGACGTTGGGGAAGATGTAGACCAACCTCCAATATAATGACAATGATTACCCATATATTCGGGGGCTTTAATACCAAACTGGGCAGCCATCTGGTCCGAATAGTCCTTGCTGGAGAATTGTACTACCTCTTTCCAGCGCTGAAGATACTCGGTTGCACGAATTGAGAGAGCGGAAAGGTCAGAATTAAGAGTAGCATAACGAATAGCATCAGAAGAGTTGGAAACAGTAGCATTGGTAGTAGAAGGACCATTCTCCATCAAACCAAATTGGGGTTTTGCTCCAGAAGAATATGCCAAGACATTGTTAGAAGAATGGCCGGGATCGTAATAAGAAGGTAGAACAGCTACCGAACCATATTGGGAAGAGGGGAGCATACCCATAAAATAATCTTTCGGATAGTTCGCATAGCGCAGCTGAAGCATATCCGTAACCAATGAAATACCACCAGTACCGGACCAATAATCTACATTATAGGCATAAGCCTTGTGCTTTTCCCATTGAGAATTACTATAGAAATCATAGTAAATCTTCTGATAAGCAAGGAATGGAAGTGCACTGACTGTCTGCGAAACCTGATAAACCAAAGGATTATCAGCATCACCAAGATTGTCAACACCTAGATATTTTTTAGTAATGGCAGCCTTACCGGTATTGGTAGAGGCAATCATAGAACCGTAGCCAAGCAGATCAAGCAACTTACAAGAACCATAAACAATAGGAAGACCTGCGTCATCACGAACATTAGACTGATCACCAGCATTAGCCGTCTGAAAAAAAAGGTCTAAGACGCTCTGGGAAACATTAGGAACAGAAGCAAGTGCAGACGCGTTAGCAGTAGAACTAGCTGCACTAGTCATGTAATCCGTCATTTGCGTAAATGCCTGCGGAAGCGCACGGGAAATCAGACGCAACGGCACAGCATAGAAATCGTAATATTCCTTGATACGGGTATAGGCAGCCGTATTCACCGGAACAGTACGGGTAAACCAGTCAGAAGAAATACGATACTTGTTACCGGGAATAGCAATTTGCCAATAACAAGGAAGAATTTCACCAACTTTGGCTGTAAACAATTTTTTCGAACTCAAGTCGAAGGAAGACCGATGGGTAGAAATCCTAGCTCGGTCCAAAGGATTAAAATCACTCATAATTAATTAAAATTAAACCATACGATTAAATATATTATTAGCATCATTAAGCTGCTTATGCTTAATCATATCACGACAGAATGTCGAACTACGGTACCGGAGTTGCTCAAGAAGCTGAAGTGTTTCACGTGAAACATTCGACAAGACATCGATCTCTTGCCCGTTCTGAGGCAACGCAAACATACAATCCGATATGTCCGGGTATCGGGAACGAAGGTCATATGCATTTCGTAAACTTTTATAATCCGCTTTCTTTTCATATTCTATGCCTGTTTTAATGATAAACATAATACGACCGGAGTAAACACTAATATCAGAACCGAAGAGAGGGAGATGCCAATTACGGAAGAACTTATAGACATATAGGAACAACCGATACAGTCTATTAATATAAGATTCAATATCGACATCACTAGAACTATTGCAGAACCTAGTAAGACACCGAGAAGCATGTAATATAATCTTGTCATCATCAGTAAGAATAGAATTAACCTTAAGATATTGATAATAAGTACGGACAAGACTCAAGACTGAACCCTGTTTATAATCGACGAATCCGAACCTTGCAATTCTCTTTGGCGTTGAATGCACAGCGCAAAGAATTCGAGCAATCGTAACACTATCGTCATTGCGAGCAGACGAGAATCGGGGCAATAAGGTACGGATATACGACATGGGTGGAGTTGACCGAACACTGACGCCATTGAAGTTATAGACTCTTCCGTTAACGACAGAATCGATTTTTTGTTCAATTTGCGCATAAGGTTCTTCGTCTTCAACGAAATTGCAACCCTTCTCAAAGAATCCGACAGACGCTCGCGACCTGGGTCTAAACGCGCGGCATGAGCGATATAACATGGGAGAAGCGCACAAGCTGTTAACGTAACTCGCAACGTACGAACCAGCTCCACCAGCGGAACGTTGGAAATCTGAACGACCGAGTTTCCAACTCTTATCGTGACAGTATCGTAAAACCTCGGCGACCTCGTCCGAGTTCGTGAATAGTAAGAGATGATAATGCGGGCGGAAATGCACGGGGCCATACTCACCCACAGCGTAGAAATGTAACGTTTCATAAGAACCTAATTTCAAAGACAAATGTTTACGTAAACGTTTGATATAATTCTGGACATCAACATAATTCAGGAAGGGAATAAGATTATCACGACCGTATTGTGCAGAAGCGGGATAATCCGTCTTGTCAACGGCTTGCGTCTTATTGATAAAACTACGAATAGCATCCATACTAAGAAACCAATTATCCTTAACAGGAACATACTCCTTAATTTCACGGTCAAACGGCACAGTGCCCTGAACCTGCTCGAAGAATATATGACGCAACATGGAGTTATCATCACATTTATATTCAGAAACAGGGATATACTGATGATGTTCATTGCCAAAATGAATATCTCCTGAAATGCCTACGACATCCTCATATTCACTGTGAAGAACACTGCAATTCATAAGAGGAATATGTTCATTATCATAAGTCAAAGTTACAAAATAGGAATACTTGAAAGCACTTCCAGCGGTCTTCACGCGCATGGACGCCTTTTTAGCTTTCTTATGGATACAATAATCACATTGACCGCAATCTACGGCAATGCGTGCACCGGTGTATCTGTTCGTAATAAACGAACGATGCTGACAATGATCAACAGCCTTAAGCAAATCAGGAGAAAATTTCATAATTATTTTTTGCATTTATAAATCACCTGATGACGATTACGGCCACCAAACGAAATATGAATAAACGTAGGATATAATATCAACTGGTCAAATACATGAGTATTATCCGAATAACTATGGATATGCTCAAGCAACCGACTATAAGTAGTAGAGCCATAAGGCTTAATATCAATAGCCTCGCCAAACAGATGCTGCGAATTAGGAACACCACCGGCAGCCTTATTTTCAGCAACAGAGCGTTTAGCACTTGTTATCGTAAAATGCAAGTTAAAAGACAACAGATGCTCAAGAAAATCCATAAGAGCACTATTCATAATCCAATAGCATTAAGAATATAACCAAGAGCTGCTGAAACAGCTCCAATCACAATTTTCCAAATATTACTACTTTTCATTACCTTTTTGATTTTTAAGTTCAACAAAATCATTTTCCTCTTTAATCGAGTCCACAACGACAATAAAGCCCAATGGACAAAAACGTTCACAATAGCGTCCAAGGCCATCGAGAGAATTAACAACATAAGGCGAAAAAACATCACGACCAGTATTTCTGTCTTTAACTGAGATAATAAACCTTTGCATAACTGTATAATTTTAAAATGTTAATAATGAATGTAACTTCTACTGGGGCAAATATACGAACTATTTTCATAAATCCAAAGAAAAACTATTTTTTTTAGATTGTACCATAGGGTGTGAGTTGTGCGTTTATGGACAAGAAGGGGGAGAATCCGAGAAGATAACTCGGATTTGCTTCGCACACAACTAGGGGCTTCGCTTAATTAACAAGTGGATGTATACAAAGGTGTATAGGCACGGCAAGGCAGGAACTGTCTTGCCTTTGCGCACTCCGTGCTAAAATACCGGAGCGGGGCGCTCCTATAAGGAGGTCGCTCCGCTCCGTTTTTCGATCAGGCCCTACGCGGGCGGCGGGTGTATATCGCTCAAGCGCCGCGATGGGCTTCTAGTCCTGAAGAATGTATATGTAATATTATTTTACTACCGGAAGTCAAAATATTTCGCAAATTCAAATATTCATAACAAAAATAGAGAATAGATAAAAATATAAGACAACGAATAGTAATATTTATTTACGACCAACAGAATTACCAATTCCTTGGAATATACGGGTACCATACTCAAGAGCATTACGAAGTTCATACGAATCAACATCTCTAGCCTTTTCTCTAGCAGACCATTTATAATAATCACGTACAGCTTTCTCCTTACTAAGCTCAAGATTTTTTAAGACATTATTACTCTCAGCATCCCAAAGTGAAGAAATACCACGAGCACGATTAGCTTGGATATTAGCATAAATCAATGAATCAGCCGTCTGTTCAGCAATCTTATTACTAATACGTATGCCGTTCGTTTCAGCGGAAGTCTTAACAGCCTGAGCCATCTGATTTTTATACTGAGCTTCAGTAAGTGCACCTTGAGCATATAAATTAGCCAATGTCTGTCCTTTAATAAACAAATCAGCCTGCTGCTGCTCATCAAGGTACTTATTCAATATCTGCTGAGCTTGAGAATCAAGTAAAATCTGTGATTCCTGAGCCGAAGTAAGACGGCCGGCAAACTCCATATTCTTAAGCTCCTGATACTCCTTAGACTGGTCAAGCAAAGCAGACTTTCTACCAGTAGATGCATTCCAATAACCAGACTGGCCAACACCAATATTACGATAATTGGTATCACCCAAGATCTGTTGCATCTTATACGGAGTAAGAGCAGCATTCTGTTCAGCATTAAGCATAGCAGCACGAGCCTGAGCCATAGAAGCAAGAGCAGAGCCGACATCAGAGAAATCGGGACGGAAAGCCTGCAAACTAGGAGCAGAAGAAGCAGAAGCAGAAGCGCCACCAGAGGCGGGGGACCTAGAGCCAGCCATGGCAGCAGAACCTTGGACAAATGGATTCAAACCACGGGAAATCATCGCATTGGGGGAATTATAGGAATTGTTCATTCCCCACATCTTTTCTTGCCAATCACGCTGAATCTGGGCCTGCTCAGCATTAAACGCATTATTCTCGCGATTAATATCAATACTGGTCTGATTGGTCTTATTCTGCGAAGAAGCACCAATGGCATTACCAGCAAGTGAAGCGCCGGCAGCAATAATACCTCCAAGAATAAGCGGAGCAATATGTTTTTCGGAGTGCCCCATTAAGGGGCTTTCTCCAATATCATAGAACCTCATTGAACAACGGAGTCAGGGGCGGGCGTAGGAACGGGCTCTGACTTTTGCTCGGCCAACATAGCTTCAGCATATTTAGTAAGCTCAGACTTCTCGCTAGCCAATTGCTGAAGAACAGCCTGTCTTTCAGACATCGTCTGACAATGCCGGGAAATAACACAATCAAAACGCTGGTCATCAGTCATATCATCCATAGCAGTAGACTGGGTAGGATGCATCTGGGCAAGGATATTCTGCACATTCATATCACCAAGAAGACGACGATACTTCTCCTGATTAAGAAGAATCTGCGTCATATCGCATTGAATCAAATCACCATCAAGAGACTCATCATACATAACAGTATCATATACAGACTGTTGATAGCAAGGATGTTCCTCAACCAACTCGGGAACAACCTCATTCTTAATATAATCGGGGTTCTTATAAGCAAAATTTCTCATAACAAAACAATTAATAAGGTAAACCATTTCTATCCAAATTCTGAACAGCATATACTTGGAAATTAACATTACACAATAACTGGTCAAATGCAACGGAACAATTGGCAGCATCAATCTGGGGAACAAAAATAGAGTTCAGCTGTTGGGGACGAACCTTCATAGACTGATAAGACCAAGCACCTTGGGAAGTCAACACTTGCCAACCGTCAAGAGGAGCAACCCAAGACTGATAGGCAGCATGAGCACGGAATCCGGCATGAACAGTATCAATATTAGATTTCCATTGCCAGTAGCGTAGATTATAACCTAAAGAACCAGATACCTTACGACCGGGATTATTCTGAAGATTAAGAGCAGGAACAGCCTGCATACCAAGCTGGTCAAATGCAGGTTGCGGAAAATCAGATACAGCAGTTACAGTCAGCTGGGGAGCCTGACCAGTCAATTCCCAATCCAACATAGGTAAGGCATGATAGACACACATAATAACCTGATGTTCAGCGCCACAATCATAAGTAAGAACATGGCCAGATTTACTGGATACACCTTTGCCGGCAATAGACGCCTGAGAAGAATCAGTATCAAGATTGGTATTAACCACTTCATTGATATTGATTACATTAGACCAACCTCCAATATAATGACAATGATTACCCATATATTCGGGGGCTTTAAT